GTGATGCCTGACGAAGACGGGGGAAAGATTCGCACGACGAATATCCTCTGCGAAATCGCTCCCGATCTTTCGATCATTTCCTCGAGGCGCATTGACGGGCCCGATTACGAAGCAACAGGGTTCCCGGTCACGGGCCTTGAGGATTGCAGGCTAAGACCAACCGCGAAGGGTGTTGGCGTATCGGCCACGGTGCGAGACGTTGCGCCGTTTGATGGACGCTGCCGGATCGCCACGGCGGAACTTGACATACGTCAAGCCCGCTTCCATTCCCTCCGCGTCATCGAATCGGCGGGGGCCCAGGAACACGAAAAAAACTGGATGCCGTTGATCGGGAAAGCGGGCTGGGTCTATGCGGCCAACGTCAACGGCTACACGCTTTCCGTTCAAGAGCGGAAGGACTATCCCGATGAATATTGCCTTCTTCGTCACTGGGAGGCAGACCCGATTTCCCGCGGCTTTCGGGGCGGGTCGCAATTGATCCCGTTCTTGAGCGGTTGGCTGGGGGTCATCCATGAGGTTGCCTGGGTTGGCAACCAGAGGGCCTACGAGCATCGATTGGTTTGGTTTACGAATACCCTCCAACTGGCACGGGTTTCGCGCCCGTTCGCGTTTCGGGAACCGCGGGCAATTGAGTTTGCCGCTGGCATCGCGGCGAGCGGCCAGCAAATCGTAATGACCTTCGGGGTTCGGGACGCGGAAGCCTGGGCGGTGACGATCTCCGCGGATGCCGCTTGGAACCTAACCGCGCCCCTGTTTTGCAAACTGGAGGTGTTGCCAAATGATCGCACTGAATCCGCCCGATGAAGTCTTGATTGCCAAGGTGCGCGCAGTTCTTGCCGCGGCCTGGATGCCCGATGATTGGTTCCAGTTGGATGACCGCGTTGCCATGCACTACGCATGGAAGGCGGCAATTGCCCGCGCGGCGGCGCAGTCTTTCGGTCGTTACATCTGCCCAATGACTGAAATTGGTAGTCGCGCTGGCTATTCCATGCTGGCCTTCGCCAAGGGCGCGGAACATATCGGAGCGCTCTTTTCTGCCATTTGTATTGACGGCGGTTTGGACGACGATTCGCACAAGACGATTCCGTGGTTCCGCGCGACGATGAAAAAGCGAATGATCGATGCCCGGTTGATCGTCTGCAATTCTCATTCGATCTATCGTCTGCCGGATGGAGCGCAGTTCGCCCACGTTGACGGGGACCATTCGGACGCGGGTTGCTTCTCCGATCTGGCACTGGTCGCGGATTGCCCCGTAATCCTTGCGGACGATTGCGACAACCCATCCGTTGAGCTTGCCGTAACTCGTTTCTGCGAAGCCCACGGGCGGCAAGTCCGTTTCGTTGAGGACGGCTTGCGCCGCCTGGGAATCATCGAAAAGGTAGACGCATGAGAATCGGAATCTACGCGCTCTCGCGCAACGAAGAGAAACACGCGAAAGCGTGGGCGGAATCGTGCCGCGATGCTGACTGCCGTGTTGTCACCGATACGGGCTCCGAAGATGGCACGGTAGCCGCGCTCGAGGAAAGCGGCGTGACGGTTGTGCATGGCAACGTAGTCCCGTGGCGCTGGGATGACGCGCACAATCTTTCCCTTCATCATCTGCCAAGCAACATCGACGTTGCCATTCGCCTTGATCTAGACGAGCGACTTCAACCCGGTTGGCGCGAAGCCATCGAGCGGGCCTGGGATGACACGGTCAACTGCCTTACCTACCGCTACGTCTGGAGCTTCCGCCCCGATGGTTCTCCGGGGGTGGTCTTCAACTGCGACCGGGTCCATTCCCGCGCGGGCTTCCGCTGGTCGCAGGCGACCCATGAGGGGTTGATGTGCTGGACCGGGGAAAAGGTCATGCGGTTTGCGGAGGGCCTGGAGATTGTCCATCACCGCGACCAGGGGAAGACCCACAAGACCGATCTATTCTTGTTGGAAGTCGCGGTCAGAGAGTCCCCGCACGATGCGCGGGCGCGCTGGTATCTGGCCCGCGAGATGGACTACCAGGGCGACCCCCGCGCCGCCGCGGAGTTTGCCCGTTATCTCTCCATGAGGGGCGGCAACTATTCGGAGCGGGCCTACGCGCGGCGGCAACTCTGGCGGTTGACGAAGGACGAAAACCATCTGCGGGCAGCGGTCAAGGAAGCTCCGCAGGAACCGGACGGCTGGGAGCTATCCGCGCTTCGCTGCTACCATCTCCAAGAATGGGAACCCTGCCTTGATTTTGCCCGCAAGGCTATCGATGCCAGCGGGCCCGCGACCCATGCCACCGATCCAGACTCCCGCGGACGGGGTTACGATCTGGCCTCCGTTGCGGCTTGGAACCTAGGAAACGTACCAGAGGCCCTAGCGCTGGCCCGGGAAGCTCTGGCACGATTGCCAGATGACCAGCGAATTGCGGCCAACGTTGCCGCGATGGAACAGGTTGAGGCAGGCACCGCGGAGCGGATCGCATGAGCGCCAATCTACAGACCCTCGCGGATGCCGTCGCGGATGCACTGGTCGCGGAAACGTGGCCGATTGCTGGCACGACGGTCGAGCGGATGAACTGGGTTCAGAAAGACGTTGAGGACTTGAACGCTCCCGCGATCATCGTTACCCCGGGGGGCTTCGAGCCTTCGCGCCTTCATCGATCCAACGGGTTGCGGAAGAATTACACCGTGTACGTTTACCTCGCCCAGCGGGTCGATACCGACCTGGAACTGACCGCAATTTCGGACATGGCGGAAAGCCTTGTCGATCGTCTCTTCGCCCACCAATGGGATGAGTCGGTCACGTTCCCCAACAGCATCGGCTCGCCGCTCACGGTCAATTGCGATGTGAACCCCGACGACGCGCTAAACGATCGCAACGTTTGGCGCGCTGCAATCACGGTTTCCTACCCTTCTTTCCAGGGGTGACGCATGGCGCGGGCAACGACCAAGTTTCACTGGGATACCAGCGAACTTCTCAAGCGCTATGACCAAGCCACCCGCGAAACGCTCAAGTGGGCGGGCATGGATACGCGCCGTTCGATTCAGCGGCAAATGTCGCAGCGTAGCCCCGCGACCAAACCCACCTTCTACGTTGTGAAGCCCGGGAAACCGGAACGCAGAGTCAATGCAATCCGCGATGGTCGAGGGCGGTTCGTCAAACGGAAGATGGGCGGCGGGGAAACCCAGTTCGTTGCCGCGGTCTACCGCGTCCCGAAGCCTGACAAAGTGACTTCGTGGAAGACATCGCAATTTCCAAAGGGCTTCCTCAATCGCTCTATCGAATCTGATTGGGACGGTCGAACCAAATCCGTTGTCGTTGGGGCGGCAAAGGCCCAATGGCTTGCGGACCTTCACGACATCGGGGGTACGGCAACCTTTTCGTTCGTTGCCCCCGCTCAAGAACTGCAACGGAAGTTCCGCGACATGCGCAAGGGGAAAGACCCCAAGGGCACCGTTTACGGGTTCCTCAAGGAAGGGGATTTCAGCAAATCCCTCATGACGATCAAGCGGGAAATCCGCGGGAAAGCCTTCATGGAGATCGGCTATTTCGCGGTTCGCGGGAAGATCATGAAGAAGTTCCAAGACGCGCTCCATCGGACGGGATCGGCAATCAGCGTCCAAAACGTCTAGCCAGACCCCCTCTCGGTTTTCGGCTTTTGGGCCTACCTTCGTGGGTATCCGCCCCCGGAGAAAACCATGGTAACGATGACGCTTGGCAAAGACGTTTCGGTAACTGGCATTTCCAATGCCGTCGATCTGACGCACTCGGAAAGCGCCGCGACCTACGACACAACCAAGAAGGGCGACACCTATCGCCGGATCGTAAAGGGCTGGATCGAATCAACGATCACGGTCAATTGCATCGATGCCCCCGGGTGTGCGCGAGGGGATTCGGTCACGATCGCTTACACCTGTGCGAGCGGCTTCGTTGAATCCGCCAAGTATCTCGTTGTGAAGGTTACGAAAAACGAACCCCTCGACGGGATCATCACCTACGACGTTGAGCTTTCGCGCGGCGTTCAGTAACCAACAGAGGGAGCAGCAATGCCCAGCCTTGGCTATGCAGCCGGAACGCCAACCGGATCGGTGGGCGCCACTGGCATCATCGATGTGACTTGGAGCGAATCGGTCGAGCCTGTCGATTGCACCCATCGGGGTGTTGTGGCGGCAACCGGGGCCAGCTATCGCCAAGTCACGGGCGGGCTCGTCACGAACGAAGCCACGATCACTTGCTATGACGCGGACGCGGTCATCTCCGATCTCCGCGCTAGCGGCAGCGGATACACCGCGGTCAGCGTCGAGGAAAGCCAACCTCTGGACGGGCTCGTTACCTACACGATCACCGTTCGCCAAAAGTAAGAGGGGTGCCGCGTGGGCATTTCTCTGGGCAAAGATTGTTCGATCTCATTCGATGGCATCCCGGTCCCCGGGGTGCGGGATGTGTCGGTCGATCTTCAAGCGTCCACGCTGCGAGTCGATGCCTACGGAGCAAGGGCTAGCGCGTCCTATTCGACGGGCTATTCCTACTCGCTGACGATTGACACGATCGACGATGCCGCCGCGGTCACCGCGGCGAACTTGGCAGTTTCCGGGGATACGGTTGCCGTCACGGCAACGGGCCTGCCCTCTGGCCTCGTCTTCATCGTCACCGGAGTTGGCGACGGGCAACCGCTTGACGGGCTCCGCGCCTTTTCGATTTCGCTTGAGCAATCCATGGGAGGTTTGCGTTGAGAAGTTTCCGCGATGCTTACGGGCGCGAATGGCAGATTGCCCTTACAACGACTTCGGTCCTTCGCGTCCGCGATGCCGTGACCTACGAAGCGGAGATCGAGGGCGGGCAGACGCAGACGCGACCCTTTGACCTGGGCGACGTTCCCACGGCGAACGCAGCGCTTACCCTGTTCCGCAACAACTACACGAAGTTGGTCGAGGTTCTCCGCGTTGTCCTCTCGCGGCAGATTGAGGAGAAGAAACTTACCGCGGAAGAGTTTCAAGACGGGTTCAGCGGGGATGCTTTTGAGATTGCCCGGGATGCCTTTGAAGGGGAACTCATCTCTTTTTTCCCGACGCGCCGCCGCGAACTCCTGGCACTCGTGGCGGCGGAACTGGCAAGGGCCGAAAAGGAAATCCTCTCGAAAGCGATTTCCGATCTTTCTGGCCTGCAATCTGGGAAGCCGCAGGAATCGTTGGAGTCCATCCCGGGGAATGGACTTTCCGAGAGTTGTTCTTCGCCCGCGATGGAAGAGTCGATTCCGATTGGTGGCATACCGCAACCCTCCTAGCCCGCATCGACAACGCGCTGAAATCAAAGGGCGCGCGTCCCGTCAAACCGATTGAGCGGCACCCCAGCGGGGCCAAGCTCAAGCCGAAAGCCAAGCCCCCCAGCCACGAAGATATGGAGCGCCTTTTCGGGCGAAAACTACCGTGAGCATGGCAGGCGCAATTCGGCTTGGTCGATCCTTCGTGGAGATCGGAGCCGATCCGAAACAGCTTTACCGCACTCTCAAAGCGGTTGAGCAAAAGATGCAAGCGGTTGGGAAGAACCTCTCCACCGCTGGCAAGAAGATTGGAATGATGGGCGCGGCTGCGGTCGCCCCCTTCGCTGCCAGCGTTCGCAGCGGCGCGAAGTTTCAAGATGTGTTGCTCAACATCCAGGCCAGCACGGGAGCAACGAGCAAGGACATTGCCGAAGTCACGAAGGCTTCAATGGAAATGTCCAAGTCTATGGGCATGGGCCCCGCTGCCGTTGCGGAAAGTTTCCTCGAGTTGCTCAAAGCGGGTATGCCGCTTGAAAAGGTTCTCGGCGGCGCGGGCAAAGCTGCGATTGAGTTTGCCAAGGTTGGGCAGATGGAAGTTGCCGCCGCTGCGGTGGTCATGTCCGATGCGATGAACGTTTTCAAGGTAGACGCAAACCTTGCCGCCAATGCGATCTCCTCCGCGGCGGATGCGTCCAGCACATCGATTGAGGGAATTGCTCAAGCGTTCTCAATGACTTCCGCCGTTGCGGGGCTTGCAAATCAAAAGATCGAAGACGTTTCCGCGGCGCTTGCGGTCCTCGCCAATAACGGGGTGAAGGGATCGGACGCGGGAACGTCGCTGAAAACGATGCTGATGCGGTTGATGGCTCCCGCTGATGACGCGGTCGGAGCCATGAAGGAAATTGGTTTGACGGTTGATTCCTTCCGCGATTCCCAAGGGCAAATGAAACCCCTTGTGGACATCATCGACACGCTCAACAGATCGATGGGCAACCTGGGGCAAGTCGCAAAGGATGACGTTCTGCGCCGCGTCTTCGGTGCCGATGCCATCCGCGCCGCTGCCATCCTCCAGAAATCCGGGGTGGCAGGATTCCGCGATATGCGAAAAGCCATGGACGAAGCCGTACCAGTGGGCGAAAAGTTCAACCAGTTGATGAGCGGGCTTTCTGGCAGCGGGCTCAAGGTTCTCGCAGCGCTCGAACGTCTGGCAATCCAAGTTTCCCAAGCGGTCGCGCCCGCTCTGGAAAGGATGCTGCCATCGGTGTTGTCTGCTATCGAGACGATGACCGAATGGACGCAAAAAAACGGGGAAGCAGTGGTTAGGATCGCGGCTGTTGCTGCGGGGTCAATCGCGCTTGGCGTGGCGCTGACGGGGCTTGGTGCAATCGTGTCGGCAGTTGGCACGGCGATTGGTGCCCTCGCCACGATTGGGGCAGTGTTTGCCACCCCAGCCATTGCCGCGGTTGCCGCGATCGGTGTTGCCTTTGTCGCGTTGCAAACGGACATCGGGAAAACGACCGTCGAATGGATCAAGGGCCAGGATGCAATCATGTCGGTGGTTGGCCCGTGGGCGGTGTTTCTGCAAAACACATTCACCAACCTGACGATGGGAATTGCTATTCAGTGGGAGAAGTTTTGGGATGGTCTGGTAATCGCGGTTCGCGGTGTCGGTGCAATGATTTCTGGAGCGGTCAACGACGTTTTGCGTCCGATGCTGGACTCCATTGATGACGCAATCACCGCAGTGAAAATCAAGTGGGCGGAAGTTCGCAGCTTGCACAAAGGCGGGCGCGATCGACGGGTAAAGCGGGAGATGGATGCAAACGCGGCTTCAAAGGCCGCGCGTCTCGCGGCTATGCCTGGGTTCGTTGATTCGCTGGCAGGAGTGGAGGGCTCCGAAGGCTCCGCGGCTCGCATTGCCATTCTTGAAGAAGAGAGGGACAGGATTACCGCGGGGCGCTTGGCATCTTTGAAGCGTCCCGAAGTTGCCGCAGTTGGTGCAATTGCTGGCGAGATGGGCCCCGCATTGCCGCCCGGCGCTGGGGCCAACTTCGATCCGCGATCCCAAGCCGAAATCCTTGCGGACATCCTGACCGAGAAGGGCCCGCAGTTGGGCGGCGCTGGCAACGCAGCCAAGACGAAATCGGAAGTGATGGGTTCATTCTCCGCGTTTGCCGCTGGTGGCATGGGGGTTGGCAACAACCTTGCCGAAAGGCATTTGAAGGTGGCCGAAGAAACGCGCGACGCTGTTTTGGCTGGCAATATCGTCCAGGAGTGAGCAATGCCGCTAACGTGGGTTGAGGACAAAGATTCGCGGCAAGCGACAATCGTTCGCCTGGGCAAGCGCGCACCCTCAACGTATTCCAAGTCCTACAAGGTTTTCGGAACGACCGACGATACGATCGTCCACGCGGAAGCCAACTCGAGGATTTCGTCCGCGCTCGCCTATTGGCAGTATCCAGGCAACATCTCGGTCAAGCTGCGCGCCGAGTCGTATTCGGTCACCTACCTGGGCGACAAGGCTTGGCAAGTCACGATCGCTTACGAAAAGATGGGGGCGGATTCAACGGAGACTACTCCCGTTCGCCGCGCCCGGTCTTTCGACACGACGGGCGGATCGACCCATGTGACAACCGCGCCCGTTGTGGGCACTCTCACGAAACCGCTCGTCAACAACGGCGAACGTCGCTGGGGATCGTCAGGGGAAAGCACCAATGTCCCGCGGCACTATGGCGCAATCGGCGTCGATGGCGAGCGGGTCAACGGAGTCGAAATCGAAATCCCGGGTCTGACCTGGGAGGAAGTTTACGACGTTCCATCTAGCTACATCACTTCAACGTACATCCGCAAAGTTGCCGCAACGACAAAGAGCATCAACGATGCCACGTTCCGCGGGTTCGACGCTGGAGAGGTTTTCTTTCACGGTTGCAGCGGTTCCCAGGAATGGGACGCAGACCGCGGGGATGGTCCCTGGAACCTTCGCTACCGATTCACCGCGGCCCCCAACTGCGGCACGGGCAAGACGCTGGCAGCGCTGACGATTGGCAGCATCACCGGGGTTGAGAAGAACGGGCATGATTACCTATGGGTGGTCTATGAAAAGCAGGAAGCTAGTTCGTCGCTCGTTCAAGTCCCGAAGTTCGTCTACGTTAACCAAGTCTACAACTGGGGTTCCTTTGCGGACCTTGGGATTGGTGTCGCATGACGCGAAACGGGCGCATTGAAAAGGGAATGAAGATCGGCGGGGCAATCTCCGCGAGGGCTTGGAACCGCGCGCAACAGGCGGCGGATATCGTCCTAGGGGAGCAGGGAGGGCGGGAAGCCTCCGGGGTTCGCGGGCCTGCCCCGCTGAACCACCAAATCTACGTCAAAAACGACGCAGGCACGGGGGTTGGCTACTGGGGGGTGTTAGCGATCACTGGCGTTGTAGCCCCTCCCACAAGCTCCACGGGAGCAGCGGTTGCCCAATTCCAATCGGAGCCCGCGGTTGTGGGTGTTGTCCCTGCAACCGGAGGGACCGGGGCTTTCGTCGTCTCGATTGAACCGATCGCCGCAGGCAAGTTCGGGCGGGCGGCAATTGCTGGCGTTGTCCAGGCAAAGATCAATGTCTTAGACGCTAGCCACGGCTTCGCGGTGCCAATCGCGGGATCAACCACCGCGTTTGAATCTGCGTCATCGGGGCCCGCGACAATCCTTTGGCGCGATGGCACGGGCAACGGCAAATGGTGCCTGTTGCGGATCGGGTCTGGCGCTGGCGGCGGTTCGCGGCTGGGGAAGATTTCGGGCACATGGACAAAGGGGGCCACGGCATCGGTCCAGCAATACACCGGGGCGGGGGCAATCGTCACGGGCACGACGTTCGTTGCGATCAATCGAGCCCAGACGGTCACGGGACCGACCGGGGGTTTCTGGGTCGGCTGCGAACTGATTGACTCAACTTGGCATCTTCAATGGACGGAGTGCTCGTGATGCTGTTTGGAGGGAAGGGCAATTGCCAGCAATGCACCTGCGTCCCGTGCGATCCGTGCGAGCGCACTTGCACGAACCCGCACACGGGTGCCGCGTTTGAGGTTGTCTACACTCGCTTCTTTGAGGGCGCGGAGGCGGGCAACACTACGGACGGTTTCTTTACCGCAACCGGAGACAGCGACACTTCCGACCCGTATGACGGGATGGACGGCGACGGTCCTTGGTATCAGCGCGTCAGCGGTGGGTTCACGCTCGGAGGTAGTAGTCCTGGCACTCGATTCCCATGCTCCGTGGTCGTGTCGTTTTGGCGCAATAACTACGTTCTCGGTGCCAGCACGATCCCGCCGTCGTCGTCCGCGCTAACGGAAAACATCGTCGAGGTGATTGTTTCGACGGGATCGCTTGTCGCCCCGGATGGTCGAGTCATCACGGCGGCAGATGGTGCGGTCACGGTGGGATCGGTGCCTCTTGTGTCCGGCGGAGGTGACGCTTCAACGTCAGACCCGCACACGGGGGAAGGGACCGTCTCGTATTCGTCACTCTGCGACAACGTGGAAACCACGTTTACGATTCGCGCGACGATCCGATGGAACACAAAGAAGCGGCAGCACGTTCTCTACGGAATCGTTCGTGAGTGCTACGACGAGCCAGACCCAGAAGACCCGACTGTTACATCGTGCGATACGTTTTGCGACGGCGACCCGCCACCGGACGAAGTGTATCTCACGATTAGCGGCTTGTCTTCACTAACCGCGACATCTCCGTGGACCGGAACCGTATCAAATCTGTCGTCGCTCAATGGAACGTACGTCGTCGCTTCGTGGCTTCGTTCGTCTGGCGTGTGCAATCAGTTTTTGTCTACATACGACAATCCTAGCCCGTGCAACACGCTTTCGCCGCCACTGAATCTCTTTAGTGCTGGCGTGAACATTGACAATGGCTTCGGAGTGTTTGCGCAACCTTATGCGTCTTCGTGGATAAGTGGGTATTGGCATTTTGACGGAGAGTGTTACATCCTTGCTATGGGATGCAGGCTGGGGATTGCGGATGTGTGCCTTGGAGAGTCTGGAACAGGAGAGATTCAATTATTTAAACTCCCGTATGGCAGTGGGTTCTATGAAGGCTCGTTTTCGTGGACGCTGTCACCATGAATTGCGACCTGTCAGCCCCCGACGCCACATGCCCGCGCTGCGGCTTCGTCTCGAAGGTCCGCGGGGCGATCCGGCAATGCCGAAAGCCAAAGCCAAACCTCTGCGGCCCGGGATGCCAACTCAAAAAATCACTCGCTTGGTTCGGCCTCCGCGATGAAGGTTGCTGCGGTTGCGATTCCTTCGCGGCGAAGATGGATGCCTGGGGACCGGACGAAACAATCCGCAGGATCGAGGAAGTGGTTGAGCATCTGCGGGAAGCCGCAAGCAAACGAGGTATTCCGTTCCTCGCAACCGCAGCGCGAATCATGATTGGCCGCGCAATTGAGGCGGCAAGGATTGAGATTGCCAAATACCCCCCATTCCCAGACTGATTCTTGACCCTGGACACGCTCGGAATCGATCGACAATTGTGGGCCACGGGAGCGGTCATGAGTAGTCGCCAAATATGGATCGGCGGGGAGCGTTGGCGGATTCGCGTTTGCGCGGTTCCGAAAACGATCTACGGGGATTGCGACTACCAGAAAAAGACGATCCGTGTTTCTGAAAAGCTCCACGGCGAAGACCGGCTCAACGTCATCCTTCATGAATTGATTCACGCGCGTTGGCCCGATCTTTCGGAGGACGCGGTTGTGGAGTTTGCCGACGAACTGGCGGGCATCGTCTATGCCCACGGTTTTCGGCACAAAGACGAGGACGGGGAGTAATGGCAAAGACCACAAAGCCGATTGCCGACTCTGTCGCGGAAACGCTTCTTAAGAAAAAGACCCCGCGTTGGTGGACCGATATTCCCGAATCGGTCTACCGCGAAGTCGAGTCGATCAAACTGCGATGGCTGGCGGGGGACTTCCGCGACGGCGACGGGCGGAACGTCTCCGCTCACGCGCTCTCCCAGGCAATCGCCAAGAGCCTCAACGAGCGCAAGATTTCCACCGTTGGCAGGCAAGGAGTTTTGGCGTGGCTAAAGCGAACAAATCCCTAGCCGATTCGGTTGCGTCATCTGTTGCGGCCTTGTCTCGCCTTGCCCTCGATGCAGAGCTTTCGCGATTGCGGGCAGAGCGGGACGATTTCAAAGCCCGCTATCAATCGGCACTGAAACAGATTGACGCGGAGCGGACACGCGCGGACGTTCTCGCGGGCCTCGCTGGCGTGAAAGCCAAGAGGCTATCGACCAGGGCGACGAAGGCGCGGAAGCATCCCGCAACAATGATGCTGCTCCTCTCTGATTGGCACGTTGAGGAGTTGGTGCGCCTCGAGACGAACGGACTCAATCGTTTCGATTTGGAAATCGCGGATCGTCGCATTGCGGAACTTGCGGAACGCTTCGCGGTCATCCTCGATCATGAGCGCAGGCTAGCGGACATTCGCCGCGTATGCCTTTGGCTTGGCGGGGACTTCATCACGGGCGCGATCCATGAGGATTGCGCGGAGCTTGCCCAACTCGCTCCGCTGGAGGCAACCCGCTGGGCGGGGCGACGGCTTCGCGGGTTCATCGATGCCGTTTCCAAACAGGCAGACGAAGTCATCGTGGCGACTTCGTGCGGCAATCACGGGCGCACGGGCGACCCGCGGATAGGTACGGAAATGGATCATTCTTTTGAGCAAAACCTCTATCTCACGATGGCGGAATCGGAAACGTGCGGCAACGTTTCATGGAAGGTAAGCGAGAATTACCTTAACATCATCGACCTGGACGGCTTCAAGGTTCGCGCCCATCACGGTCACGCCTACAAGAGTTTCGGCGGGGTCGGCGGGATAACGATTCCCGTGAACAAAAAGAACGCGGCATGGGATGCCAGCTATGGCCGCGCCGATCTCACGGTCTTTGGGCATTGGCATCAAATGGCATGGCTGCGGAGCAACCGCTACGTTTCCAACGGAAGCCTCATTGGTCATTCCGCGTATGCAACGAGGATCGCGGCGACCTACGAACCACCTTGCCAAGCCGCTGTGGTTATCGATCACGGGCGCAACGAGGTAACCAAGGCAATGCCGATCTATTGCGACCGCGATTTGAAGGACATTCGCAAGCGATGACGCACAAGCCATACACAGATCAAGAAGCAACGGAGGCGCAACAGTGGGCGAATCGTCATGGCCCGTCGAACGGGTGGACGGCGACGGGGGGAACAGCGGCGCGGATGATCGGGAGGCTGTTGCGGGAGCGGCAACGGTTGTTGTC